CGCTACGAAAGGAAGACGTCATTACAAATGTTATCTAGACGATAAGTGTTCAACGATCAGTTTAGATCGTCCTGTTTTAATAATCCCTAATTCTTGGGCACCTCCCTTCGATATGTCTAGATCCACGCCTTTCGTAAATGGACCACGATCATTAACTCTGACAACTACGGATCTATTGTTGTCTGGGTTAGATACTCGCAACATAGTGCCAAAAGGCAGTGTCTTGTGAGCAGCCGTGAGTCCGTTCGGGTTGAACTTTTCACCGTTTGCTGTTCTGCTACCGTGCATATACCAAGATGTATTCATGTGACGTATCTCAGTCACTTGAGTTTTATCGTCGATATTAGCAGCCAAACTGGTGCATGCGGTGAGTATGGTCATAAGGACCATTCCTACTATTAACTTGCGCATTTTCTATTTAGGTTTTTTGGTGCTCCCAGAGGGACTCGAACCCCCGATCAAGCCGTTATGAGCGGCTGGCTTTAGCCTCTAAGCTATGAGAGCAAACCAATCAAAACGAAGCCGGAGCTTTAAGAACGGGATCTGACATATATTCCACAAGTGCATCATAACTAGGAACAGGTAGATCACCCATCATGATATAAGGAACAGTTCGCACGTTTGGAAACTGTTCCATGAACTCTTCGCGAGTGATGTCGGTTCCGATCTTAACTTCTTCAAATAGGAAACCCTTATTCGTAAGAAGATCTTTTGCTCTATCACAAAACGGACATGCATCCTTACTATAAACCTTAATCGTCACGATACAATACTCCTGTCTTTTGTTTGAAATGATAACCGTGAGACTTTTTCCATTCTCTTAGAATAATCTCTTGCTCACGTCTTGCTTCTACTTCCCAAGGGAGATCAAAGTAGTTGACTTTCCCTGGACCTTCAGACTTAACCATTTTGTTTTTCCACTTACAGTAATCAGCTTGAGTGGCTAAGTCTTTCAAATCACCCGTTGCATACTGCCTGATATGAACAATCTCATGAGCAAGCACTCTATATAGCATTCTATCTTTGAGGTAGTTGCAAAGTTCCATATCGAATGAACGTGGGCGTTGATTATCGTCCTCCCAAATCACAGATCCATAAAATCTAGTTTCTTTGAGGTTTTCTTCTAAAGTTATGTCTAAACAGATATTGTTGGCTAGACGAGTTCCTAGGGCATAACCTAACATCCATCTAGCCGCTTTCTTAACCGTATTACGTTTCTTTGCGTTTCCGCCAGTAATATGGATGTCAGCCTTATTATTAGAATATTCCAAAGCGTCTGGGACCATGGCACCTCCCTTTATGCTTATTGGACTATCATAGTATAGAACTGTTACGTTGTCAAGAACATTCTTATTTAGCCCTTCAGAATTTGAAGTTGTTGAATTTAGCCTTGGGCTTATTGCGTTCACGATCTTCCATCCCGAACTTGGTATTATCCATTACCGACTCAGACCGCTTGGTTTTACCGCCACGGCTATCATCTATCAGGTCGTCTTGGGCTGCTTCTTCTAGATCAAACAGGCGCATCTTGACACGATCAACGCCAACAAAGAAACGCTTGTTTTCGGATGGATCACTGTAGCGATTTTTGAGCTGCTTGATCAGTAGCTGTCCACGCTCATCCATATCTTCATCACGCACGAGGGCGATCATGAAGTCTGCAGTAGCGGGGAGACCGAACGATTCTGAAGTATCTTCGAGTCCTGGGTCATTGTTGGAATAACCAGAACGAGTCGTCTGTGTAGCAGACACGATTGGAAGATTACGTTCCACCGCCATACCACGAAGTTCTTCAGCGATAGCTTTCACATATGTGTAGCTGTTCACATTAGAACCAGCTTTGATACGAGACGAACAGCAGATGTTCAGATAGTCGATATAGATAACATCTGGAACAAAGTTGCGCTTGAGGTTAAGCTCGTTCAGCAGATGACGAAAGTGACCTACATGCGCGGATGCGGTTGGGTATTCTTTGATGATAAGCTTACCCTGTGTTTTCGCTTTGAGCTTGGAAATTTTACTTTCAAACAGATCACGGGGGAGCTGCTTGATATCTTCAGACGCAACGTTCAACAAGTTGGAGTCGATACGTTCCGCAATTTTCTCTTCAGCCATTTCCATAGTGATATACAGAACGTTCTTACCCATAGCAAGATTAGCTGCTGCGAAATGACACATCGCAAGAGTTTTACCAACACCCGTGCCAGCGAGAATGATATTGAGAGATTTGCGCGATAACCCACCACGAGTGATCTTGTTCATGAGATCAATATCGAATGGGAGCTTTTCTTCCGTTCGATGGTAGAAATCATAACGATCACCAAAGTCTTCAATGAAGTCATGACCGATATGGCTATCGAACGAAACACCAAGAGCTTCTGATAAAATTTCAGGGATGGAGTTCTTGGTTCTGTTTTTATCTTTACCGTCAAGGATAGAGATACTATCCATGACGGCGTTGAATACTGCGCGCTCTTGACAGAACGCTTCTGTTGATTCAAGCAACCAATCCATAGTAATTGGTTCTGGCTCGACAAGATTACGAACCAGATCCATTGATCGCTTATGCTCTTCTTCGCTTAACGTATTACTAGACTCAATCTCAATCCCAATCGCTTCACGAGTAGGTCGAGCATTATACTTTGACATGAACTCGAAGATCTGTTTGTAGACGATACGCTCAGATGAATCTCCGAAATATTCTTCTTTTAGAAATGGTAGAGTCTTACGGGCAAAGTCTTCATTATGAACCAGATTCTTCAGAATCGTTAGCTCGATCTTCATTCCCAATCCTTCCCGCCTGTTGCATAAGAATGTCGTGTAGGATACACGCGATAGTATCTTCGAAACGTTCTTTCAATTTACCTTCGAACATTCCGTCAGCCCAAAATGATTCAATGACATGATAGTTGAACATGAGAAGAGGATCTTCGTTGTCTTCAACATTATCATTGACCTTCAGGTTTTCATAGTGATAGACGACGCCCTCGAACTCTCCTTCTTCAATACGAAGGCAAACGAAGTTAGGGACGTCTGTTCTTTCAATATGATTATACTTCGGTGCTGCGGGATTGTCAACGACGTTTACCATTTTGAACTACCTTTATTCCCATCGTGTAATTTTCAGCTGCGGCTTCTGCCCAACTTTGGCTTTTGTTGATATACTTTTCCGTTTGAACGTATTCGTCGTTTAGATAAAAGTCTACGAAAAAGTCCCCTTCATACTTACGGACTTCTGCTTTCTTAGTTCTATCATCGCTCCAATATTCACTGATCAGCATCTTCCTTATCCTCCGAAAGAATTGCGCCGTGCGCGATTGAATACTTGTCCTTGATGTAAGTAGCGAAATCAGTTTCCTTGAAAATCTTTTTCCAAAACTCACCATTGTCGATGATATCACCAGCTCTCATGTTAGGAGCAAGAACTTCTCCAGTTTCTTTGTCTACTCTAGCATACCAACCAACTTTAGGCTTAACAATATACCCGCCATCAATAGCGACATCCAGAAGACCGCTCCACCGATTAATACCTCCCTCATAATTGACCGTAATAGGGATCTTGGACTTTTCTTTGACATAGCGCGACTTCTCCACGTTAATCACAAAGTGATAACCTTGGATACCATCAGAGTCCTTATCCTGCTGACGACCAAGGATCCAAATGTTGTCAGAACCATAGTAGGAACCAGTGCCACCGCCAACAATAGCCTTAGGGAACATACCAATTTCCATATAGGTATGATTGACAACAACGACAGGGATATCCTTAAGCGTCAGATATGGAGTAATCATACGGAACAGCGACTTGAGCTGCTTAGCACGAGACATATCCGCTACTGACTTTTCGTTGAGTGCATCTTCCACTTCCTTCTTGGAAGCGAGATTACCAATCGAATCGATGATAATCATGACATGATCTGTGCGATCAATGCCAGTCAGCTGTTTCATAATATCAAATTTCAGCTGCTCCACGTCTGTGATTGGTGTATGAACAACCTTATCAAAGGCGATACCGAATGTGTTGAAATATGCTTGAGGGGTTCCGAACTCCGAATCATAAAACAGAATGATACCTTCAGGATATTTCTTAAGGAACGCAGCTCCCATAAGCAAAGCAAATCCTGTCTTGAAGTGCTTTGATGGACCAGCAAGCATAGTAAGCCCAGGAACCAAGCCACCATCTACTGAACCAGACAACGCAACGTTGATCATAGGCACAGACGTAGGGATATTGTCTTTCTTGGTGAAGATCTTTGAATCTTCAAGCGTGGCAGTAAATGCGATAGTGGAATTCTTAATGAGTTTATCTTTAAGCGACATATTTTCACCTCCAATAGTAATGATATCACTTTAGGTCATAGTTGTCAAGTTTTTATTCTCGAACTTATCAATCTTTATATCAGTCCATATGTCCCCGTCTGTTGTGACTGCGTTTTCTGTGCGAATATCTTTTGATCCTGCTATGACCATCAATACAGCCAATGGATCAATGACTAGAACCAATAGAAGAATCATGATGCGAATAGCTGATTCTAGATCACGCTCATTACCTTCCCCGTGAATCAATTCAGCAACATAACGAATAGGTCCAACTTCTAACTTGATGGCACGAGTCGCCGCCAGCAGTGGAGCTTTTTCGTCGAGTAGCTTCTCGATTGATGCCTGTGCGTCTTTCATTTCAGCAGCAATCATATCGCGCTCTTTCTTTTGCTGAGTGCGAACCTGCATGGCTGTTTGTGCGCGATTGTTGCGCTCGATGATAGCGTCGATAGCTTTATCCATCTGAGCTAACTGGTGTTCACTGCGCGTGATGCGCATGCGCTCGCGCGCGAGGGAACCGTCGATGCGTTCGATCTTTGCGGCTACGTCTCCCGCAGGAGCAGTCTGTTCAAGATGCGCTTTGGAAAGGAAACCAAAGATACCCATGCTCGTGATAAGCATAAGAACAAGAAGCGCAGAAGTAAAGTATCCTTTCATTAGAAAAGGAATGTATTTCCAGTTACGATAAAGCCAAGAAGCTAGAATGATCTTACCTCCTTCTAGCGTCCCACCAAGAATTACGACAGCCCAGAACGCACCAGCAAAGATAGCTGTCAATCCTGTTACAGAATACCATGCTGCGACGACGGAGAGTGCGATCCCCGTCATCATGATTAGGACTCTGTCTAGATTAAACGTCAATCTTTGTTACCTTCTTACGTCCGATTGTTTGATTTACTCTTGCTCTGATGTGAGCGTTTTCCCAAGTCCAAGATTCACCAGTATCATCTTGAAAGCAAACCCACATTAGATCGTTTTCTACGCCGTAATCAATAATAAAGTGAGCCATCGCTCTTCCCTTTGGAGTCATCAAAGGAATAGGTGGATTCAACTGCGTAATCATATTAACCTCTTGTGATTTTCAACACGGCGTCAAGCTGGCGCTGACATACTTCACGACGATTAGGCCAGTGAATCCATTCCTTGTCTGCTGTCTTGAGAAGATTGTTCAGCAAAGGAACTACGATTGCTTCTAACTGCCTAATCTTTTCGCGCATCTCAGTTTCTGTTGCAGTAGAAGCAACATTATCTGTCATGCGGCTAAACTCAACAAGGATGCGATCTAGCTTTTCATCAAGAGTGTCGAACCTATCGTCGAGGTCAGTATTGAAAACTGGAGTTTCTGTTACAGTTGGCTTAGCGAAATCTGGTTCATCAACTGCGGAGAAACCATAGTCCGTTCCAATATACTCTGGCGGTATGTTGCTCATTTATATTTTTCCTTCAAGTAGTCATCTATAGGTATATGCCTAACGGAACTAGCAGCTCCAAATTTCTGAGGAGTTTTGAAACTCCTCGTGTATACAGCTTCTTGTCTTAACTCTTTCCTAACCTGTTCACGCTTTTCGAATGACATTTTGTCTAAATCATTACGAGTAGGTTTTTTCATCCAAAAAAGTCCTCTAGTGTGCTGCGTTTCTCTTCGTCCCAGCTGATCACAGTTAGAATAGCACGAAGGGGTTCAAGGAATGTCTTATCGAACTGTGTATCATGATCAATGTAACCGTCCAACCCAAACTCAGGTGGGAGTTCGTTGAGCGCAGAGATCACATTATCATGCAGTGGATTAGGCATCTTCAGATAGGAAAAGCGAATCTTTTCACCATCCTTGATATACTCATACTTCTTGTTCAGTTTCAGCTGGCGAACTTTCTGATTGAACAGAAGCGCACCACGAACATGAATTGGGATACTCTTAGTTTCTTTTGCATATTTAGTGAGGTTCTGGACGCTACGCGGAAACGATACATCCGAGAACGGTAGCTTGTTGAACTCTGAACGGAAGTTAGCGATAAAGTCTTGTAGATCCTTTTCACTCTTGGTCATGATGATGTTAAGCGCATCGATAATAGCTTGACGACACACAGCAGGAGTTGAAGACTTGACAGCTTCGATACCCATGATTTTCAGCTTAGGTTTCGCATAGCGAACACCTTCCGAATCATGGACGTTGAGGATATAGCGTTTCTTGGCAGTCCAGATACCACGATCAGCGATAACCTCACGCTTCATGTTCATTTTTTGCTGGAAGGCGGACATACGGTCAGCAAGATCCTGATAAATTTCTGCAATGACTGGTTCGATTTTATCGCTAGCCACTTTATCCAAAAAGTTAATGATCTTTTCTTTAAGTTCTGGAGTGAGTCCCTCTGTTTCAATTCTTTGTCCAAAGACCATATGAACAAGTCTGTCAAAACTAATATACAGCGAATCTGTATCCGATGCAATAACATAATCGTGGTCCTTTGTTTTCAGGAGGTTATTGAGATACTTATTCATTTCGTTTTCTGACCAACGAATCGAAAGTTGACCACCAAGAGTGATGGCAGTAGCTTGATCGATGTCAAAGAAACGGAAATATGGATTCCCAATCGCACCGTAAGCTGAGTTCAGCTGAACCTTTTTAGCAAGCTGCATATTCTTGTATCGAGAGATATCCTTAGAAGCTTGCTTGGACTTAGTCTTTTCATAATCTTTTTGTGCAGCGATCATCTTGTCTTTGTAAACGACGCGATCATTATACATACGTTCCATGATCTCAGGAAGGAATCCTTGCTTCTCTTTCTTGAAGAAACAACCGTTCGCAGCTAGACCGTATCCATCAGGAACATCTGGGATATATCCTTCAAGCAACTCATCAACAGTTACGCTGAGCTTTTTCGTGTGTCCACGTTCGTCCCGAGCCAATGTTTCGGGACTGATATTATACTGCATGATAAGATGAGGATACAGGGAGTTCAAGTCGAAAGACATAACCCAGTTGTGAGCACCCAGCTGTGGATCCTTAACGAACGCACCAACATAAGCTTCATCCTTCGCACCACCTCCATCAATAGGAACTGCGATTTTCTGCTTATGAAGATGATTGTGAATGATTACGTCCCACATGCGCACCTGAGTGAACACATCCAGCAATGTGACCTTCGCATCATACGCGAGCGCGAGAGCCATATCAATGAGCTTCATCTTATCATCAAGCTTTTCTACAAGCTCGGTGTCTCGAATGTTATAGTCGATGAATCTTTGAAAATCATTGAGGTAGAACTCATGCAGCGTATCATACTCACTATGATCCAGCTTACGTTCACCAAGCTCGACGAACGCGATATGATCTAGTCGATACGTTTCCTGCTGGGAATAGGTGAACTTCATATACATCTCGAGATAGTCGAGAGTTGCGACACCGCAGATAGTATATGCGAGTTGGTCTTTGAATTTAGTCTTGACCTGACGTTCCTTAAACATACGCCAAGGAGAAAAACGCTTCGCTTCGCTTTCACCAAGCACTGTGTTCATGCGCTTGACAAGATAGGGAATATCGAAAAACGTGACGTTCCAACCAGTTACGATGTCAGGATACCCACCGTCAGCCCATTCACTAATGAATCTGACAAGAAGTTCCTTTTCATTTTTGCACTGGTAATACTGAACATCACTGCGCGAGTTGGTGTAGTCGTGGAATCCCCAGACATGAAACACACCATCTTTCTTCAAAGTGATTGATATGATTTCATCACGAGCAAGCTCTACGGTCGGGAATCCGTTTTCCGAACTGACCTCGATGTCGATGTAAGCAACCTTAATGAGATCACGGTCATATGCGATTTCATTGGGATACTCTTCGTTCAGGTAGGTGTATAGGAAACGGGGAAGACCATAGACCTTGAAGTTGGATACATCTTCGTATTGCTTGATGAAGTCTTTAGCATCTCGCATAGAATCGAATGGCATCGGGTCAAGAGAAAACCCACGAATATCTTTCCACTCGGCGTCTGTGCGCTTTGATGGAATGAACATCGTGGGCTTGTATGGAATTTTCTCGTTGAACGGACGACCGTTGTCGTAGCCGCGAACAAGAATGTTATTGCCGTATTCAAGAGCGTTCGTGTAAAATTTTGTCATGAGGTTATATTACCTCATTATGACGTAGCTGTCAAGATACCTTTCGGTGGAACGATCAAGCCAGATCCAAAATTTTGATTGTATGCGTTCTCAATCTGATTATCAGGGTCATATGTGAACAACACATTGCGGGGATCAAGAATGATCTCCTTCGTGCGTGCCATAGGAATGAAATCAACAAGTGCCATCTGTGCTTTGCCAGCAGCGCCTGGCTGAACCATAACTGCTGCTGGCTTAATTACACGAATCATATTACCAGCCACACCAACCTTACCAACGATCTCATCACCGTTCAAAAGACGAAGCATCATGACAGTGGTGTTGCGATCGTTATCAGCTGCATTTACCATATTCACGTTCATATCAGTTCCTTACTTTGTTACGCCTTGTATCTTTTCTTGACCACGGGACCACGCGGCTATACCAAGGACTGCGCCCATTGCGAGATGGAATAGACCAGCGCCTTGCAGCGTTAGAGGACTCCATTGAACAAGAGGTGTTTTCGTCATGACTTGAGCAACGCTCCACATAACAGGGAAAATAGCCATATCAAGACAACATATGACCATATAACACCAACCCATTGCTGGACGCCACTTCTTGACCATCCAGTCTTCGTTCTGCTTTGCGTTTTCTGCTTCCCACTGCTTTTTCTCAAGTTCAATCTTTGCGAGTTGAGCAGCTTCAGATAGTTGCATCTGTGCAGGTGCAGCAACAGAACTACGAGGTGACGAATCTATGTAGTTCGTGACGATAGAAGCACCTGCACCTTTTGTTGCAGGAGGTAGCATATCCATTGCTGGTTTTGTTACTACTGGTTCTTCATCTGGTAATCCAAACTTGGGCATCATTAACCTCCAAAGATTTCTAAGGCTGCTTCATAATGATGCTTACGATCTTCAAGACCGATTGTTCCACCGTTGATT